CAGGCTGACTACAGGACAGCTAACGCCGAGATCGGTCAGCTAGGGTGGCGAATTTTGCCGAGGACCGAGCACGAAACAGATTACGGACTCCATTGCCAGGAATGCTCACAATGAGAAACCTCGTACAATACCCGATAACCTATGACGAGATAATCGAATGTCTCACAGAAGCTTCCGAAGACGCCTCTCGTATGGGCCTTATAGGCGACATGCGACCCTTGCTACTGAAATACGCCGCCGACATCGTGCGCCAGGTGCCGAATCTCCATGACCAGCTTCTAACGCTTATGGAACGCAGCGCGGTCAACCCGTTCGATGTCCGAAATATACCGGATAGCGCCGAGAACAAATCATCATGACTAGGATAGACCAAAAGGAAGCACTATACTCCGTAGCTGTGAGACTGCGGGGCGAAGCCATCAGACGCCAGCACGATACAGGCGAGGCGTTCATAGACGGTCGCTGGTTTGATTATCATAAACACGGACAAGCCGCTAACGATCTGTTATTTCAAGCCGAAAGCTGTTTAGCCGCTATCGCTTAACGATCGTTTCAAACGCGCTCCAAACGAACACTGTAGACATTACGTGGACAATCGAGTAGCGCCGAAACCAGTCTCCCGTGATAAGGACAGACCTATCACCTGAAATGCAAGACCAATGCAGACGAGTAGCCGAAGGTTACACCAAAGCAATCCTCAACCTCTACCGCAAAGCACTCGATAAAGCATTCGACGACAAGGAATTAACCTCGCGGGACAAAGACTTAACCATAAAAACACCAGACCGTTGACCGCCAGCGAAACGTCAAGCGAAACAACACTGTAGACATTTCAAGGACAATGCGCTAGGAATGGCAGCACTCTGTCGCCAAAACATGAACAATCCGAAAAATGGGCCTGAAACTTACGGACGAGCAAAAAGCCTTTATTGTCAAGGGCTACGCTCGTTTCGAGGGAACGGGCGAGGTTTGCCGTTCATTCAAAGAAAAGTATAACGCAGAACTTTCTCCCTCCCATGCTCTAGCGTACAACCCGTCTGGCGTTAATTTCCATGGTGCTCAGAAGTGGCTTACTCTATTTGAGCGCACTCGCAAGAATTTCATAGAGAACACGCAAGACATTGGAATTACTACGAAATCCTTTCGTTTGCAGGAATTACACAAGCTCTATGGAGCGGCAGTAACCCGCAAAAACGTCAAGCTCGCCACCGAGATCCTGGAGCAGGCCGCAAAGGAAATGGGCGAGGTGTTCACCAACAAGCGCGAAATCAAGTCGGATGTCCGCAGCGTCACCGCGACAATGACCACGGACGAGCTACGGAATGAAATACTTAACGATTTGAACAAGTTAGGTATTGAGCCCCCGGCCACGCTACAGATTGGGCTTGTACGGGATACAGATAAAGATGACGGAACAAAGCACTAACTCTTGTTAGTCTAACAGATTTCGTGTTAGTCTAACAGGATGGAAGCACCGAAGTGTAGGATATGCGGGCAGCGCCATTGGGGTATCGTGTGCGCGCTCGAAAAGAGTTCTCGCGGTGAGCCAGAAGCGGCTAACCTCCGTGCGACGAAAAGTCAGGCGAACGCTGTAGTAGCGCCCAGCCCGCGAGAACCCAACCCCAAGTTTGACCGCGTAGCGTACCAGCGCGAGTACATGCGAAAGCGCCGTGCCAAGGCTCAAAATAATCTCACGTAGACCATTGACCTGGAGTTACGTTCCGTGCCATAGAGGGGGTGGGCAATAACGCCCTTCTGCGAGGATGAAATGAGGGTCAATCTGTACTACGTGGCCGAGGACGGCACCGAGACGCTGACAGATGCCAATGTCCTGTTGGATGATTGCTATCCGGGACCGGAGAACGCCGACGACTATGCCGACGCACATTCGCACCTTCTTGCATATCATGAATATTTCACCGGAGGCGGCACAGCGCCCCTCCGTGTGATTCGTTCGTGGTGGTCCTAATGAACCTCCCCGCAATCATCATGGGTGCCGCCATGCTCTCGGGTGTGGCGGTGCTCATGGCCCTTTGGCTCTCAATCCTAACAATGGTGATGCCATGACAGACAAATGCGACAAAGCTACCGCAGTTCGCCGGCTCACGAATCGGTGGCATGAGCAGGCAGAGAAGTTTCCAACCATGCGGGAAGATACGCCGCTCGATATGTATGTGGCGATGAACTATCGAACCGTCATGGCGGGTAACATGCTGCAAGGCTACGACGAGATTGGAGGGCCTTAGCGCCCTCGCAGGCTAGGCTCTCCGAGACGGCTCGCGCTCACTCATCCTGGCGCGGGCCGTTTTCTTGTTTCGTTCTCCCTCTCGTAATGATTAGTTATGTGAATATTCAGTGAAATCAATATGTTGTCGTTACGTAGGTACGCAATAGGTACGGTTAAGCCAAAAATCCTTCCGATGTGGTACACTGACGCCAAGTGATTCGGAGGATACAAATGACATTCCTCGCCTATATCGCCCTCGCCGCCGTCATACTGGTGCCATGGGTTGTTGGCAGCGTCGTAATGCTGTCCAAGCTGTTAGCTGACTGATGCTCGCCGCCGATACCGTTCCATCATGCCCAGGACAACACCAATGCCATCAGACGCAGAAGTAGAGGCGGCTCGTGACGCAATCGTGCGCGGCTCACAGTGCGGAGAAGGGTGCGGTACTCAATGGGACGGCTGCTCGTGCCGTGGCCTAGCTTGTGCCGCCCTCGCCGCCGCCGAGGCTGTGCGTGCCGGCGTGCTGACATGGCCAGCATACCCATGCACCCCAGGCCAACGCGCATACCAAGCCATGCTCGATGCCGACGCTGCGCACCGTGCCGCCGCCACCCCACCCGCCGACCCGCCGCCTTGGGACTGACCGGCGCCCAGCCATATGCCCAGATCGAAGGCCACCCCCCCGCTGGCCTCGGTGGCGAAAGCAATTGCGGCCCTCTCCCTAATGTATGATATTTTTTTCTAATAAACTGGCGACCAAAAATGGCGACGTACGAAACTCTAAAGGCGAAGGCTGATAAGCTTCTGAGGTTGGGGGACTCTCTTGGTAAGACTGACCGTGCGGAGAGTAGGCGTCTATTGAGGCTATGCCGACATTATCGTAGGCTGGCGAAAGAGGCTAAGTCCAAAAAATAATTTTCTGGTGGAATCTGGATTGACTGTGTACCGCGCCTGTGTTACGGATTGTACCCCGCCGGTTAGTAGTGTCACAGAACGGTATTTTTGTGGGGAAGCACTACTGGCTGGCGGGGACATTTGGAGGATGGCATGAAGTGGCAACCCATATCGTCGGCGCCGGTTGAGGTTGATGTCCTTGTCAGGAGTGAGGGTGGGTATTCGGTTGCGCGGTACGATCCTGATTTAGGGCGTTGGTATGCTGTGGTTGATGGCGATTTAGTTTACGATTCGAGTTACGATCCGGAAATAGTTATAGTTGAACCGATTGAGTGGATGGAGATACCAAAAGTTTCAGGCGAAACGATGGCAGGCCCCCCGAAGTTGAATGACGATTGGTATAGTGGTGGGATGGAGCTAGTTTCGCAGGAAATCTATACTGCGCTTCGGCGGCTTGGGTATGAGCCGACTGGGAGAAGTTTTGCGAAGACCGACGCTGACCTACGGAAGCAATCGGCACAATGGCGCCTGCGTCAATTTGATGAGGTGCCAAAAGATATGGAGGAAGTCGAGTGGGCGTTGATGGAGGCCCTAGTGATACAAGGTTCGTGCCAAGTATGGCGCGGTGACGGGCTGTGTTGCGCAGCCCAGATGGTATGGGCTCAACATGAGCGGGCGAAGATCGCAGGGGCTGAGGTCGATAGGCTACGGACTCTGTCGCAGAACAACGCCCATTCATGGGATGCCATTGTGCGGGAGCGCGATGAGTTACGAGCGGCGCTGAAGCCATTCGCAGAGGCGGCCGATGGTTACGAGTTACGTCCCGGCCACACTAATTCAGCCCACGATAGTTGGATATACGACCAGAGGCGCATTATCGTAGGCGATTTACGTCGTGCCAAGGAAGCTTTAGGAGGATAGCATGGACGATGAATGCGATGACTGTGGTGGCGGCGGTGACTGTCAGTCGTGTGACGGCACTGGGCTGGAGGACGGGAAGGTTGGGGCGGATCCCTGTCAGGACTGTGAGGGGACCGGGACGTGTCCAGAGTGCCATGGGAGTGGGATGTCATGAAGGAGTATACTTTCAGTGGCGAGGTAACGCTTCGTGGGGTCACGTTCTTTGTGAAGGCAAAGAATGAAGCGGAGGCCAAGGAGAAGGCGGCTCGTGGTGAGTATGATGACTACGAGGCGAACGGTGCCGAAACGAGTGACTGGGATATGAATCCTGCTACGATTAAGCTGAATGAGTGAGGCGGCGATGTTCGATATTAACGAAAAGGTAGTTTGCGTAGACGCGAAGAATACCACTATATGGGACACTAAGGAGTTATCCGAGGGCGCCATTTACACCATAAGATGGATTGGCATGTTCAATCATTGGACTGATGGCGAGCATTTGTGTGTGAGGTTGTTTGAGACGGATCGGGATGGAGATGACATTCCATTCAATGTAAGGAGATTCCGTCCCGTCAGGAAGACTGACATCTCGGTATTCGAGGCCATGCTTAAGCCGGCGCCGGTTGTGTTGGAGTTTACGTGATGAGGCCGTACCTCAAGATACTATGGCATTTTGGTGGACTAGCCATGGCGATGACGGGAGCTTGGATGCTTGTCGGCTGGTATGGAGGTGCGATAGTATTCGGGCTGTGGTCCGTATTTAGTACAATGTTCGATGAGATATGCGACCGGATAGGATAGTACAATGAACAAGGCTGTTTCAAGTCTGATGCTGGGGGCAATTCTATGTCTATGGCTTGTATTTCTGGCGAGCGATCCGCATTCGCATAACATCAGCGGTATGACTGGGTTTGCTGGCTATACGGTAGATCCTGACATGCAGATGGTTCGATCGGCCATACCATTGATTCGCGAGGGGCAGTCAGAGGACTCCTACTGCACGATGGGGATGCTGATTCGTCCGCCGTACCGGTGTCAAGTATATCGGCGGTGGTTTGACGATATAGAGCAGAGGGATATCTGATGTGGAGGTGCTTGAAGACGGATCCGCCGACTGGTGATGATTGTGTAGTTTTATTCCCATGCATCAGCGATGTCGGGATTATGTACGTTGCGAGCAATCCTGAGTATGCTAGAGAGAATGCCGTTAAGCATGGATATACTCATTGGATGTCGATTTTAAGGCATCAAGACCATGATGCGGCAAAGGCTGCATGTGATGCGTTATCCGATAGAGTTGAGACTGTATGACCTACGCCGAGATTGAGTTAGCCAAGGCTCTCGGGTCGTGTTCGTATCCTCCCGGCACGAGTCAGAAGCGGTTTGCGCGTGATATTCTGTTTCTTGCCGAGAACGATCCTGACAAGGAGCTATCTGACCGTCAGCGGCATTATATGCAATTGATGGCATGGAGGTATCGGCGGCAGATGCCTAGTCGATTGGTTCCCGAGAGGCAGCCGGATGACTTGCCACCGCAGCCCAAGGTATCTAAGCGGAAGGTGAAAACAGACAACGAATCATCGTTATTCACTGCGCAGTAAATATAGCACATTACTCGAACGGCGACTTCCGTTTTTCCTCTGCCGGCATAGAGTCTAGTAACTTCCGGTGCTCTGCGAGTTGTACCTTCACCGTATCCGTTATAATTTCCATGATGGCGTCCACCTGATCCTCTGTGGCGTGGACGGTTATGAATCCAGCCAAGAGTGTTGCGAGGGCGGCGCCGACTTCGACTCGTGATAGGCCCTCTGATTCTACTGCCGTTCTGAATGCGTCACAGACTAAGTCGCCTGGAGTTCGCGGAAAGGTCATGACGGAACTCTATCTCCAGTCTCGAATTTCTCTCTCAAATCCATTGAATTGTGGATTATGAGTCCTTCATCATCTGTTGGGTTACACCAGCACGATTCTACCTTATGGGGCTTGAGGTCGTTTATTGGAACGACGTGGCGTGTTCCGTTCTGGTTTGATATCATCCACCCTGAGAAATCGGTCATATGTTCAGCACCCTATTGAACAGGTTTCGCCGTGTCACCTCAGGGTTATTGATGAGGACAGCGGCGGCACCCATTGCGACGGCGACTGGGAGACTGACGGTTGGGAGGATCGGTGCCGACTCATATGCTGAGTTGAATGCTTCCGCCGCATAGAATTCTTTGGTGTATGAAAAGGACCGACAAAGCGCCGCATTTCTCAGGCCAGGAAGCATTAACTCCCGCATATGTCTAAGTTCTACCGGCATCGAAATTCCCCTGTATCCGTAGTTTACGTCGTGTCAGTCCCGTGCGCTCTTTAACCAATTGGTAAACTCTCTCACGGGTTATCCCGTACAGGTGTGCTATTCGCTTGGTTCCCTCTCCGGCGACGAATCGGCGGATGATGTCGGCGTCACGGTCTGGGTACTTGGAGCGCATAACTTACTCCACATATCAATTTCGGCTGCCGTATCCATAAGATTCGTGGCCTTCTGCCTCATATGGTAGGACAGGACCGGGAATATCGAGTGATTCGAATCGAAGCTCTTGATGGAGCCGTTTTTCCACTTGCTGAAAGTTGTGGCGCTCATACCGACTAAACCTGCGGTTTTCCTGAGCCATTCTCGGCCGAACATGGCGTGTCCGCATTTTGCGAGGGCCTCGATAGCGTTCATATAGGTTCCTTGGGGCTTGCATTAGGGGGTAATACGTGCCACTATGACTACACTGCGGATGAATTCACGTCAATAGGAAGGCATACAGAATGAATGATACGTCTCCGAGGAAATTCGCGCCAATGCCGACATGCAAGGGCTTAACCATTAGCGATGAGGTTTTTGTCATCGTGGATGGGGCTGGGACCCTATGGCAGGTAGACACTCTATCAGCCACCTGTGAGCCCGTCACCGAGGTAACATACCCAATTCACGGGACATCCTACGAGCGAATGGTGAACGATGATAACCTGCCGGTCGGGGTGAAGATTACTCTGAACGTTCACCGGGATCAGTTCGATTCGATGCCGGACTCGATGCGGATCGAGGCTTACAAGGCATTCTCGGGGATGGAGGAATAAGGATGGAATGGCTTTATGTCGGAGTCGTCGCCGGGTCGATAGTCGCGAGCGGCCACCCAACCAGGGAGGCGTGCGAGGGGCGCCGGGTTATCATTCAGCAACAGCACAAGGTTGACGGGATCTGCGTTATGGTGCCGGGGCACTCACTTGGGTCAGCAATAATCGGGCCTACGTGGCAGGGTAATACGTTGGTATATCCGAATCAGGCTAACTGAGTGAGATGGTCAAGTGTCGATAAGCGCGCGAATCGAACCGTACCGCAGCAATATTTTTCCGATTATGAAATCACAACAGAGAAAAGCATGAGTGAAGAAGTTAAGTTGCCGTCTGATTCTGGAGTTCTGAAGTTCTTTTTGAGCGGGCCGGATTCCAAAGGGTACGGGTTTATCTCTCGTGAAGGGAAACCAGATGTGTTCATTCATATCAATTCCCTCAAGAAGTCAAAGTTCACCGAAGCCCCTCCACCCGGCACAAAACTATCCTTTGACTTGGAGCCGGTACCGAATAAGCAACCGCAGGCAGTGAACATCAAGATCATCCCCTGATACCGAATGAGGTATAGAATGAAGACGCTATGCATCTACCATGGTGGTTGTGATGATGGTTTCGGGGCCGCTTGGGCAGTTCGCGCGGCTCTTGGCGAGAGCGTAGAGTTCTATCCAGGAGTATACCAGAAGGATCCCCCTCCGACTGAAGGCAGGGACGTTGTCTTTGTAGATTTTAGTTATAAGCGTCCAGTTCTTGATGAAATGGCTAAAATAGCCAATTCGATATTGATTCTAGACCACCACAAGACGGCACAAGAAGATTTATCGGACCTGCCGAAGCCTCCGGCTATCTGGCGGTCTTGGATTGGGGCAACGCACCTACCTAAAGGCGCCGCCATGGTCGCCCTATTCGATATGGACCGAAGCGGATCGGCTCTGGCATGGGATTACTTTAATGGTGGTATTCGTCCAGAATTTATCAATTATCTGCAAGATCGGGACTTGTGGCGCAAACAACTTCCTTTTGTGGATGAGTTTACTATAGCGCTTAGGTCTTATCCTCAAGATTTTGATGTGTGGGACGAACTTGTTGAGCGTGGTGTTAATGGACTTATTGATGAGGGCGCTGCGATACAGCGCTATTACCGCCGTCGCGTAGATGAGTTCAAGGATAGTGCATACCCGGCACTTATTGGCGGACAGAAATGCTGGATAAGCAATGCTCCATATTTCGCCGCTAGCGAAGTTGCCGGGGAACTGTGTGACAGGGCTGATTTTGGAGCATGTTATTTCGAGGATGGATGCCGCAACTATAAGTATTCTCTCAGGTCACGAGGGGATTTTGACGTGAGTGAGATTGCCCGCCAGTTTGGCGGAGGTGGCCATAAAAATGCTGCTGGATTCTCATCTAATCTTACAGTGCATATGGCTACTTCATGACCAAATCTTTATCCTCCACTGAAATAACCTACGACTACAAATCGGTCAAAGGCACTCCGAAGCCGGCGTGGACGTATCGCGCCGCCCGCAGGAACGCGGCTAAGGGTACAGTATGGCATGGGGCGACCACGGTTTACTATCGTCTGCCGCCAGTGAGAGAGAATAAGAGGGATAGAACCGATGACTGAGGTAACTGTCGATCTGGCCGACCTCGAAACTCTGGTCTACACTTCTGGCGTCCTAAAGACCATCGAAGGCGCACTCCAATCACGTAAGACCGACCCGTTTGTTCGGCCGTACCTGAATTTCACCGAGGCGCACGACCGACTCGCGGCGGCGATGCGAAATGCCACAAGGGGGACGGCGGATACTCTCGTGAAGTGGGACGAGCCTCTGGAGGCTTATGAGCGTGCATTTCTCGTGGACCTAATTAAGAACGAAGATGTAGGAAATTCCCAAATTATTACTCCAGACTATCGACTTGACCACCCAGAAATTGACCGACTCATGTGCAAAGGCGCGATAGTAATAGGGCAACTCTGCAAAGGAATTCTGTGGGGCGGCAAGAACGAGATTGAGTGGTCACCCGATCCGGCGGGTTTCGCCGTAGAATCGACCGCTCGTGGTAGGAACAAGCTTATTCAACATGCAGCTTGAAATCCTACAGGAGCGAGTCCGCCAGCTTGAGGACACTCTTAAGGCCGGAGAGAGCGAGTGGGTCAAGTTCGGCCTCTGCGGGACCGAGTGCGGAATCTTCGCAGCGATGATGAATATTCCAGTCCTCAGAAGGGACTCGATGCAACTTCTCATGGCCACGACCCAAGACGACGCAGTTACGGATAACGCCGAGGCAGTAGCAATCTACCGCATGAGAAGGAAACTAAAGCCGTACGGAATCGAGATAACGACCGTACCACATCTAGGATACCGACTGACGAATGAGATGAAAGAGCGTGCAAGAGGGGTTCGATGAGGAAGAAATGGACCGGATTATCGCATGGCTGGACGACCACGTTACCGAAGGGTGGAAAATTGGACCGGTGCAGTTCGTCGTGATCGTGATGGCGTTTCTGTTTCTGGCGACGGAGATATACCGATGGCTTTGAAAGTAGACGACGGTAACGACATTGTCGAGGAATTGCGGAACCTTGCGGCCGGAGACCCAATTGGCGCCATGAGGATAAATGAATGGGGACACCAAATTGCCGATATCGCTGAGCGCGCCATTGCCGAAATCCAGTTTCTCCGTGGCATGGCAGGAGCCGTAACTCGCGGCGAGTCGTTCGGTGAGATTAAGAAGGCGGCGAAGACGATTTGAACCAACAAGAACTTCTAGATCTCAAAGGAAAGATTGCAGAGTTAACCAAGCGCGTAGAGCAAGAGAGATACGAGGATAGCCTAACAAGTTTCGTTCGCGGCGCTTGGTCTACGATTGATAGTTCGGAATACAAAAAATCTTGGGCCGTCGATGCCCTTTGCGACCATTTGGAGGGCGTAACTCTAGGGCACATCCCTAGATTGCTGATAAATATCAGCCCTCGTACGGGAAAAACTAACATTACATCCATTTCGTGGCCGGCTTGGACTTGGGCGCGCTCGAATATATCGTACTGGAGCGGGCCGCAGGTTCGTTTCTTGTGCGGAAGTTATAATCACGACCTTGCTCTTCAGAATTCAAATAAGAACCGCAGGCTGATTCAGAGCCCTTGGTATCAGCAGAGATGGGGCGAAAAGGTAGAGCTTAGGTGGGACCAGAACTCTAAGCAACAATTTGATACGACTGCGGGAGGTTCGAGGATTGCAACCTCCGTGGGGGGAACGTTGCTCGGTATCGGTGGCGATATTTTAGTTATAGATGATCCACACAACACAGAGGCCGTTGAAACAGAATCTGACCGCGAGCGGGTTAAGAACTGGTGGAAGGAACTTCACTCCACTCGCTTGAACGACCCAAAGAAAAGCTCCATTGTAGTGGTGATGCAGCGACTTCACGAAGGCGATCTATCTGGCGTAATTCTAGATAGCGATGAGCGCTGGACGCATCTTATGTTGCCGATGCGATATGATGATACGCGACACTGCGTTACTGTAAGACTGCCTCAGTATGATAATCCGGATCCATGGGAAGACCCTCGCACATTTGAGGGAGAACTCATGTGGCCGGAGCGGTTCGGGGAGCGGGAAGTTGAAAAGCTAGAAGAGGCCCTTGGACCGTATATGTCCAGCGGCCGTCTTCAGCAATGCCCGACACCGAAGGGCGGCGGTATTCTTAAGCGCGAATACTGGCGTCTTTGGGACCACGAGGAGGCCGAAAGATACGGGCTAGTATGGAATGCGGAGCGCAAAGAGTTTCCTCACATGGAATTGATTCTCGCAAGCCTCGACACTTCGTACGGCGAGAAACAAGAGAACGACTTCAACGCTCTTACGGTGTGGGGTGTCTGGATAGATAGAGCAAAAAATCGCCGCCTTATGCTGATGTTCGCGTGGAATAAAAGACTACCGCTGCACGGCATTCCAGTTGAATATATTCAGGGAGAGGCTAAGGTAAATTTCGAGCAGCGCAAGCAGCAGAGTTGGGGACTTATCGAGTGGGTGGCGAATACCTGCAAGAAGTATAAGGTACAGCGCCTCCTAATTGAAAACAAGACGCGCGGCCGCGACGTTGCCCAGGAAATTAACCGTTTGTATGCGAGAGAAAACTGGGGTGTAGAGCTAATTGATCCAACTGGTGATAAGGTATCTAGGGCGTGGTCTGTAGAGCCGCTGTTCGCTGATGGGACGATATGGGCACCTGACACAAGGTGGGCGGAAATGGTTTTGACGCAGTGCCAATCGTTCCCGAAATCAGACCACGACGACCTGGTGGATACGGCTAGCATGGCGATATCGTGGCTTCGTGAGTCTGGACTCATCATGCGTGGCGACGAGATGTCAGCCGCGATGGAAGACGACATGATGAACTTCCGCCGGCAGGAGAGCGTGGCGGAGAGCTATGGGGTGCTGCATTGAGACCATGCCTCTATCGCGTCCGAGTCTACCGCAAGATCGAGGACTGGGTCGAGGTGAAGGCGACCTCTCAGATTGACGCCGAGACGGAGGCATACAAGGTGCCTGGGGTACTGAATGTATTTCCGAAGTCTGCTATAATGTCGTCGAATCGAGTCGAGGATACCGAGAATGCAACAGTCAACGAATAAGGGTTAGCATGATGAATGGATCAGCATCACCTATACCTCAGTTATCTCTACCGAATCCGGCCGTACAGTTGCTTGAGGCGTTTCTTGCTGAGGCGAAGTCCGGTCGAATCACGTCGGTTGCGATTGTAGCATCTCCGCCGCAGGGTGGGTTTGGACTGAACTATGCCGGGATGCAGAGGGGGGATTTGTTCATTGGGGCGCATTCTCTCGCGAGTAGACTTCTGAAGGAGATTGAGACGCCTCCGAAGGTTTCTCCGATTGTTAGGGCAACGATGAATGGATGAGGTAGTTGAAGTAATGGATGCATTCAGTGAAGGTCATGAGACTGGTTTCTGCGCTGCAATATTGTTGTACGGATTGCATGATTGCACGGTCCGTAACAACGGCGAAGAAATAATGAGGCTTCCCCTCAAGGACCATTCATGTTATGTTGAATTGGATCCGGGGGAAGAGGCGGCGCTGCGGACGGTCGCGGCATGAATCACATCCCCGTCACCAGCAGTAATGTCGAAAGTATTGCGTACGACCCCGAATTGAAGGTGCTCGAAACAAAATTCAAGCACGGTGGGTCATATCAGTATCACGACGTTACGCCGGACAAATACCAAGCCCTACTTAGTGTGATAAGGGCCGGCGAATCAGTGGGTAAGCATATAAATGTGCATATCAAAGGAGCGCACAGGCACACTAAGGTGAACTAACATCTCCAACGTCTATCCTTTAAGCTCACATAATTACCGGGTCCCAGACGATCCCACTCCGGTGGATTCTGGAGACGTTACGGTTATCACTGACGAGGAAGACGTTGCGCCTGAGTTCGACCCGAACAGCGGTACTACATCGGTTAAGTTAGCTAACGGTGACGTTGAGGTTACAATCGGACCTCCGCAAACTGCGCGGACGGAAAGCGAGTTCGAGGACAACCTCGCGGAGCACCTGAGCGAATCAGAACTCGGTGCTATTTCCGAAAGACTCCTCCTAGCCATAGAGCAGGACGACCAGAGCCGAAGCGCTTGGCTCCAGAACATGAGCAACGGTATTTCGTTGCTTGGACTGGAGATTAAGACACCAAGAGGGGCTGCCGCGACGGGCGCGGCCCCGGCCGAGGGAGTGTCTACAGTTGACCATCCACTTCTATTGGAGGCGACCCTCAGGTTCCAGGCTAACGCCCGTGGCGAGCTTCTGCCTGCGGATGGACCCGTTAAAGTCAAGAACGACGGCGAAGGCGACGAACAAGCCACGATTCTGGCGATGGCCCTTGAGAAAGACTTGAACCATTATTTAACGTCGGTGGCGAAGGAATACTATCCGGACACCGATAGACTCCTTCTCATGCTGGGATTCTCCGGGATAGGCTTCAAGAAGGGGTATCACTGTCCGATTAAAAGAAGGCCGGTAATAGCCTCTATTGATGCCAAGGACCTTATCGTTTCAAACGCTGCAACGGATATCGATGGTGCCGGTAGGGTTACACACAGAATCATGATGCGGCCGAGCGTCCTCAAGAGGATGCAAATGGTCGGGGCCTACCGTGACGTTAATCTACCTCTACAGGGGATGCCAGCGGTTAAGAATCCAATCGAGGAGAAAATCGACCAAGTGCAGGGAATTGCTCCTGCGACGTACATTGAGCCTTCGGATCAAGACAGAGAACTCTACGAGTGCTACTGTGAAATCGAGGTTCCGGGCTTTGAGCACGAAGACAAAGATAAGAAACCTACGGGACTGCCTCTCCCATATAAAGTCACAATTGATAAAGAGGCAAGAAAGATTCTTGAAATCAGACGGAACTGGCGTGAAGAGGATGATCTCTGCATGCCGCGCAATCGCATTGTTGCCTATATATTCGTTCCTGGCCTTGGTTTTTACGGCATTGGTCTTCTTAATATTCTTGGTAATGCGACTAAGGCGGTTACTGCGGCATGGAGGCTGATGATTGACGCGGGAATGTTCGCGAACTTCCCAGGATTCCTCTACCTTAAGTCTCTCGCCAAGCAGTTGACGAATCAATTCAGAATTCCTCCGGGCGGTGGAATGCCGATTGATACCGTAGGGAACGATATCCGTGCCTCGGTTATGCCGCTTCCGTACAAGGATCCGTCCCCGGTATTCATTCAGTTGATTGATAACATCTCTACGACCGCTCAGAGGGTGGGAGGAACGGCAGAACTCCAGATTGGTGAGGGGAAGCAAGACGCCCCTGTGGGCACGACTCTGGCCCTTATCGAGCAAGCCACAAAGCTCATGAGCGCGGTCCATAAGAGACTGCACACGGCCCAAGGGCAGGAATTCGCTATGCTGAAGGAACTCTTGACTGAGGATCCCTCCGCTCTTTGGAGGCACAACAAGAAGAGTAAAGTACTCAAGGCTCTGACTCTCCAGATGGGACAACTTCCCGCTGTCCAGGCCGAGGAATCCGCCCAAGACCGCCAAAACGCCATGTTTATTGCGGCTCTCAACGACTGTGAGTTGGTTCCTAAGGCGGATCCGAATACTGCTTCGCAGACCGAAAGATACCTCAAAATCACGGCCTTGAAGCAGATTCAACAGGGAAATCCACAGATTGACCAGAACAAGGTCGATCTTATCGCCATGCACACTCTCGGATTCGATGACGCCGAGACTCTGTTCCTGCCTCCGCCACCTCCTGGCTCTGCTCCGCCAAATCCAGAGACAATGAGCGCTCAGGCTGACCTTCTAAATGCTCAGGCCAAGATTCAGGATAGCCAGACCAAAGCGCAAGAGGCTCAAGCCAAGACAGCCTTGGCTGGACAAACCCTCGCATATCAGCAGCAGAAGCTCCAATCAGAGGAGTCTGTAGCTAAACTCGGTCTTGCGAGGGAAATGGTCATCCATAACTCGAATCAGCAGCAAGAGAACCAAGCCCTTGCGGCGGACCAACAAAACCGTCAGGCGGATCGGGTACACCAGTTCCGCATGAAGGCATTGTCAAATCGCGCGGATGCTATCAAACTAGGGTTGGGACATCATCATGAGGCGCGGCAGAATGAGTTGCAGCGCCAGCATGACGCCGTACAGGGTATAGCCGGTCGCCGGCAAGATTTATTCACGACTGCCTTAGGTCATCATCACGATGCCAATCAGGCAGAACTAGACAGGGCACACGCGATAGCGTTGGAGAAGGCGAAACCTAAGCCTTCCGCGTCGAAAGGGAAGTAACATGGCACATCCGATGAAGTCTAGCGCTGCGGGCATGATGAGCGACAAGCTCCACCGCATGACTAGG